GAAAACACTGGATGTTTTTCCCCAGTTGCAGATTGGCAATCAGCAAGCGGAACCGTAGGCGTTCTCTCTGCAGTCAAACTTTACGCTACAACCAGGGCATACGAAAATGCGTCAGAAGTAGGCATTGCATCTCCAGATGTTTTATGTGTCTATGAAAAGATTGGAGTCCAGGGAGTTAACGCAACTGGTGACAGTGCGCTCCACACATACGAATATTGGTATGGCCCTGCAGACCTACACCCAGACGGATTTACAGTAGTTTCAGATTTATTGGTTGGTATTGCAGCTGACAACTGGAGTCTTAATGCAAACGACACAATCGAAGTTGACATTCTTCTAGTTGCTGAACCAGTCAAGATTAGCACAGATCGCATTAACGAAATACTAAGCCAAGCCCAAGACTTGTGAGGTGTCTCACATGGTTAAAGGCAAAGTCGCTTCAAAAGCGATTGGTAAAGGTCTCAAGAAACTAAGTACGACCAAAGTTGGCAAAGGTGCTCAAGTAGCTGCAGCTGCAAATATTGCGGATGAAGTAGCCGAGAACAAATACGCCCAGGCTGGCATTGGAGCAATAGAAGGCGCAGCTCTTGGAGCTGCTTTCGGCCCTGCTGGTGCAGTAGGCGGTGCAATCGTTGGCGGTGCAGTAGGATTCCTCCTGGCTGATGGTGAAAGAATAGCACCAGTAGATCTAATTGCTATTCCAGCATATCAATACTCTGCTATGCTTGCAGGAAGAGAACCAACATTCCAGTTATACATTAAGGAAGGAGAGATGATTAGCCCAACTCAACCGACTGATTACCAGATTGGCGGAGCAATAGCCCTTGCAGAAGAAGTGGAAAAGGCTGAACCTCCTAAGCGTAAATTATCTGCCTGGCAACGTTACATTAAGCAAGACAAAAACAAGATTTACTACAAATCTGGGCCAAAGAAAGGAAGACTAAACTTCTCTGCAATGTCAAAGAAATATAAGAGGGGGAACAAGTAATGCCAGTTACCAGGATTAGAGATTCAGTCGCAACAGAAGTTACTACCGACCTGGCAGGGTTTGCTTACGTAACCAGGCGCATTAATCTTCCAGATAACCATAGATTTACTGCAAATGCCATTGATGTATTTTGCGACAATGTATTGATGCCCATCAAATCAGACCCAGGTAATCCTACACCTGCTGGATATCAATTATTTATCTCGCCATATCCTGTATTGCAAACCAATGAAATATTTGGCCCATCACCCACTACTGCATTACCAAATTCTGGGCCGTTGGCTGGTGACGATGGAATTTTGTATTGTGAAAAGGGTCTAACTACCTTAACGGATGTCGCTCACACCCAATACAGATATTTGCGAGACCAATTCCCAAATGATGTATTAGCTGCAAATGCAAATATGACCTGGTTCACTGACCATTTGTATGTTACAATACTAATCTATAACGAACCCGAAACTGCAGTAGACCTCAAAGTAAGTTTTTACATCGAAGTAAATGCAAAGAAAACTGGATATGTATCTCTTACAATGGGAAGATACCAGGAATTCCTTTCAGCTCAATGCAGACTACTAAACGAAATGGGAACTGTTGTAGATCCATCCAGAACACATGGTAATACATTCCCCGCTTGGAAGTTTGGCGGTATTCGCCCCGAATTAATGGTAACATCAACAAATGCGCTCATTTACTATAATCGCCAGGCTTCCAACGCAGCTGCAGATATGTTACAAACAAATACACTTCAACAAAATTTCAAAGCTGCAATTAACATGGTTGCATTTGATGAACCATTTGGAACAGCTGCAGGAAGAAAACCAGACTGGTTACAAATCTTTGAAGCTGCAGGTATTACGTCTGGTGCAATTAGACAATATCCGCCACCATTGAAATTTGCAGACAACGGTAACACGCTGATGTTGTGAATTGTATGACAGTTGATGACGCCCAGGACGCCAGGTTAGACAGAATCGACACCAGGTTAAGAGCAGTTGAAGAAGTTGTAGTCGAATTAAGGCTACTAACCAAAATGGCTAAACCTATCGTGTTGTTATTAGCTGCTTCGTTAGGTATTGATGTCGCACCTATGATTATTTGACTTCATTATACAATGATCGCAAATATTGTTTTGCAGAATCTGGTAATTCTTTTCTGAATGCTAATTCCATAATTAGTTTCAAAGTTGGCACATCTTCCAGGGCGAAAGAATCCTGGTCATCCAGGTATTTTCTTAACGCTCTTTCAATTGTTCTTGACCTGGTTCCTTTTGTTTTGCCTTTCAATTGTTTAACCAGGTCGGTATCTATGTTTGCAGAAATAATAGATTTAGTTTTCATTCTTCTTCCTCCTTACATAATTGACAACGAACTAAACTAATCCATTCGTTGATAGAATCGTCATACATAATGACGCATCCACATAACATCGTTTCAAATGTCATTCAGCATCACCCATGCCAACAAAAGTCCATTTGTAATTTTTGACAGTTGTCCTTAGATCTATTGTTTCAACTTCACCTTCACATGTCCAACATGTCCACAACATGATATTGTCATTCTCAAATTTCTTACGGTCAAAACGCATGTTTTCACCGCAATCGCTACACTCGATACGAAATATATACCCCATTATTAATCGACACTTCGCTTTTATTTATTAAATAATCGAAAAAAGAGAAGGTCAAGGCTTAGATTCGGGGGACTGCGCCCCAAATCACGCCAAAGACGGCCCAGATGTTCAAGACAAGGGTAGAAAGTAGTATTATAGGATATCTCCATTCATGATAGGGTATGGCAAAAAACCAGGACGATGTTCTATTGAGAGACCGAATGCAATTTACATTCGATGCAAACGGAGACAGAACCACACTATATGGAAGAATAGATCTATCCCAATATGTAAATCCAATTACAAGGGAAGGATTGGCAATAAAAGAAGTCAAATTTATGTTAAGAGAACCAACTCAAGGCACATTCGAAAACACTGGATGTTTTTCCCCAGTTGCAGATTGGCAATCAGCAAGCGGAACCGTAGGCGTTCTCTCTGCAGTCAAACTTTACGCTACAACCAGGGCATACGAAAATGCGTCAGAAGTAGGC